GTTTACGGCGACAAGCTTGATCTAGAGGCGAGCGGAAACGCGGTCGGTCTTATTGTGTTCAAGGGCCTCAACGCTACGGGGCTGAATGAGGACGGTTGAGCTCGTTTCCCCATACGAGCCGAGAGACCAATTCCTGCCGCTTCACAAGCGGGACACGCGCTGGTTCATTGGCGTCTGCCATCGGCGCGCTGGAAAGACCGTCGCCGACATCAACGAGCTGGTGATCGGCGCAACCAAGTGCCGGCTGTCGAATCCTCGCTTCGCCTACATTGCCCCGCAGTTGAACCAGGCCAAGGACATCGCCTGGAACTACCTCAAGGAATACACCGCGTTCATTCCCGGCGCCAAGCCGAACGAGAGCGAGCTTTACGTCCAGCTACCGGGCGGCGCGCGGATCAGGATTTACGGTGCCGACAATCCCGATCGGCTGCGCGGTATCTATCTCGACGGCGTTGTGCTGGACGAGTTCGGGGACATGAACCCGGCGATCTGGTCACAGGTTATTCGACCCGCGCTGTCGGATCGAAAGGGCTGGGCCTGCTTCATCGGCACACCCAAGGGCAAGAACACATTCTACGACTTGTGGACTGCGGCCGAGGACGATCCGCAGTGGACGCGGTTGATGCTCAAGGCATCCGAGACGGGATTGCTCGATCCGAGCGAGCTTGCCGATGCCGGGCGCATGATGACCGAAGACGAGTTCGCGCAGGAATACGAATGCTCGTTCGAGGCTGCGGTTAAAGGCGCCTATTACGGCAAGGAGATGAACGATGCCGAGGAGCGGATTACGTCCGTTCCCTATGATCCGCGGCTCCCGGTTCACACCGCATGGGATCTCGGCGTTGCGGATTCGACGGTCATCTGGTTCGCTCAGGTTCACGGGCGCGAGACGCGACTGATCGACTGCCTCAAAGGCGAAGGTGTCGGACTGGATTGGTATGCCAAGCGGCTCCAGGAGCGCGATTACCTGTGGGGCAACCATTACCTTCCGCATGACGTTGAAGTTCGCGAGCTAGGCACGGGCAAGAGCCGCAAAGAGGTTCTTGAGGGACTTGGGATCAAGGTCACAGTTTGTCCGAACATCCCGATTGCCGACGGTATTCAGGCGGTGCGGATGCTCCTGCCCACATGCTTCTTCGACAAGGCGAAGTGCAAGGACGGTATCGAGGCGCTGCGGATGTATCGCCGCGAATATGACGAGAAGCGGCAGGAGTTCAAAACGAACCCGCTGCACGACTGGACGAGCCACTACGCCGATGCGCTGCGATATTTCGCGGTTGGGCATCAGGAGCGCGCGGCCTCGCGGCTGCCCAAGCGGTCGCCGGGCTGGAACAAGCAATTCGCATGAGGTGCTTATGATTGCCATTCTCTTAGCTATCGCGGCCTTCGTCGCGGGGTATCTGGTCGGCAGGCACAAGCCGGTTTCGCAAGTCGTCGCTGAAGTCAAAGCTCAGGCCGAGACCGACGCTGATAAACTGGCCAGCATCGTGGCACGCTTCCGCGCCGACTTTGCAGAACGCTGGGAAGAGGCGAAGCTTGGTCCGCTCGCCCACGGCATTGAAACCATGATCGAGGCTCTGCGCGGCTAATGGCCTCACAACCGGACTACGCACCGCAGGAATATTCTGCGGGCGGCGGAGCCATGTCTGACGCCGAGCTCGCGGCGCACCTTGCCGAGCATGAAATGCGGGCGATCGGTTACTTCGAGAGCGAGATCGCTTCCGAGCAGGCCAATGCGCTCGATCGCTACTATCGCCGGCCATATGGCGACGAGCAGGCGGGCCGATCCAAGGTCGTCGATGCAACGGTGGCGATAACCGTGGACAACGCAATGGCGGCGATCCTCAAGCCGTTTGTCTCATCCGAGGATACGGTCAGTTTCGAGCCGCGCGGTCCTGAGGATGAAGAGATTGCCCGCCAGGCGACCGAATATGTAAACTTCGTCCTTCACAACGACAACAACGGGTTCCTCGTCCTCCACGACTGGTTCAAGGACGCGCTGCTTCAAAAGCTCGGCATCGTTAAGGTCTATTGGGAGGATTACAGCCGCGAGGTAGTCGAGCGGGTCGAGAACGTCGATCCTTCGCAGGCCGCGGACCTTCAGCAAAGCGGCGATGCGGTTGCGATCTATGGTCCGGACGAAAATGGGCTTTACACCGCCGACATCAAGCGGCGCCACGTGGACGGCAAGCTTTGCGTCGAGAACGTGCCGCCTGAGGAATACCGGATCAGCCCGTATGCGAGGCCGGGTCGGATTGCGCCTTATGAGGCACAGGTCACGAACAAGACCCGTTCCGAGCTGATCGAAATGGGCCTGGACCCCAAGGTGGTCGAGAGCCTGTCGAAGTCCTCGACCTACATCGACGATACCCGCGCCCAGGCGCGTTACCAGGACGAAGAATGGGCTTCGTCGAACATGGAGCAGCCTGGCGGTCAAAGCCGCGAGATGGTACAGGTCAACGATGAGTATGCCCTGATCGACTATGACGGGGACGGGGTTTCCGAGCTTCGCCATGTCATTCGTTCGGACAGCGTTATTCTGTTCAACGAGGAAACCGAAGCTTCACCATTTGCCCGGCTCTGTCCGGTGCCGATGCCGCACAAGATTTACGGGCAGAGCCTCGCAGACCAGGTAATCGACGAGCAGCGCATTGCCACGGTGCTGTGGCGGCAGACGCTCGACAACCTCTATCTTTCGAACAACCCCCGCCCGGTGATCGGGGAACAAGCGGAGCGATCCGACGGCTCGACCACGGACAGCATCTTGGACGATTCGCCCGGCGCGGTCATTCTTGCGAAGGACGCATCTCAGCTAAGCGACTTCTCGGTCCCGTTCGTGGCCGACAAGTCGTTCCCGATGCTCGAATACGTCGCCTCGCAGGCCGAGCAGCGCACGGGCATTATGAAGCACGGCCAGGGCATGGACCCCGACGCGCTGGACCGAGCAGGGCAGATCACCGCAACTCAGTCGGCGATCATGGAAGACGGCCGCAACGCGCGGGCCGAGCTGATTGCACGTATCTTCGCCGAGACGGGCATCAAGGACTTGTTCCGCAAGATGCTGAAGATGCTGATCGCGCATCAGCCTCGGTCGCGGGTCATTCGGCTCCGCAACAAGTGGGTCGAGATGGACCCGCGCGGGTGGAACGCGGACATGGATCTGTCGATCTCGGTTGGTCTCGGCATGGGCAACAAGGCCGAGCAGATCGCGTCGGCCGACGCGGTGCTTCAAACTTACGCACTGCTCGAACAGTCGCCTTACTCGACCCTCATCAACGAGGAGACAGTTTACAACGCGGTCAAGCGCAAGTTCACCGCCGCCGGCATCAAGAACATCGACGACTTCCTGATCGAGCCGGAACGCGACGAACAGGGGAATATGGTCGAGAAGCCCAAGCAACCTTCGCCGGAAGAGCAGAAGGCGATGGCCGAGCTTCAGATGAAGCAGATGGACCAGCAGGCGAAGGCACAAGAGTCGGCCGCGAAGCTCCAGCTTCAGCAGCAGGAAAGCCAGCTCAAGGCGGAACTGGCGCGCGAGGAAGCGGCGGCGAAGATCCAACTGGAGCGCGAGAAGGCGCAGGCCGAGATCGCCATGAACGAGCAGCGGTTGCACATGGAAGCGCAACTGGCCGAGCGGAAGATGGCGCTGTCCGAGCGTCAGGCCGAGCGCGATGCTGCCCGGCGTGACCGTGAGAGCGAGCTGAGGGCCAATCGCCCCGGCGGAGACTTGGATAAGTGAGCGAGTTCCGCGCCCGCATTGGTCGTATCCGCATGAAGAACGGCGGCGCTGACGTTCGGGTTCTAAATCGTGAACCGATCAATCCCGATGGCGAGGACTGGCGCGGCAAGATCGTCGCCAATGCCAGAACGATCAGCGAGCAAGGGTCGCTGGCCGGGTTTGTCGTCGTCGGGTTCTTCGAGGACGGCACCTATAGCATCGGCTATCGCTATGATCCGCCGCGGTGCCCGGTCCCGCGCACCCTCATTCCGGCGTGGATCGAGGACATGCTACGCCCTGATATGCTGATGAACGTGGAGGCCCGTGAGGTCTTCAACGAGATGTTCGAGTGGGTCGAATGAGGCCCGAGGATCGCCGCGCCCGAGCATATGCCGCCAAGGTTTTGATGGAAGACGCGACGATCCAGGAAGGCTGGGCAGCGCTTGAAAATGACATTCGCGCCCAATGGGAAGCCTGCTGGCTCCCGAGGAAGCGCGATCGGCTTTGGAACGAGCTGCGCCACCTGAAGGGGCTGCGGCAGAAACTAGCGAGTTTCGCGGGGCACGCCCGCGATTAGTCGGCCCACGGGCCTTTTCACGCATAGGTGAACGATGACTGACACTCCCCAGCCGGAAACGGCAGGAGAAACGGTCGCGGACCAATTCGAATCCGCAGCCGACGCCTTCAAGACATTTTCAACGGACGTTCCCGAAACACCGGATCGCCCGCGCGGACCTGACGGCAAGTTCGTCAAGACCGAAGAGATCGAAGCCGAAGCCGAGGAAGAATCCGACGCAGAGGCGGAGAGCCAGGAAGAAACGAGCGAGACGGAAGAGGCAGCCGAAGAGGCCCAGCCCGAAGTCGAGCTTCCGCCTTCATGGCCCGCAGACTTGGCCGAAGAGTGGCAAACGCTCCCAGCCCCGGTGCGCGAGAAGATCGTCGCACGCGAGGCAGAGCGCGAAGCCGCAGTCAACGCCAAGTTCCAGGAAGCCGCCAACGTGAGGAAGGCCAACGAGGCCGTCATCACCGAGGCGAACAACAACCGCCAGAAATTCGCCGAAGCGGCGGATGTGGTCCTCGGACTGATCCAACCGCAACGGCCTCCTATCTCAATGCTCAATCCGCAGTCCGGCGACTACAACCCGGACGCATATCATCTTGCTCAAGCCGAGTATGAGCGCGGGAACGAGATCATCGCCCATGTGAAGCAGCAGCGCGAAGAAGCGCTTGCCCAGCTTCAGCGTGAGGCGGAGGCGTCTGAACGTCAGGCGCTCGAAGAGATCGAAGCCCGCACCCGCCCGCTGTTGCTGAAAGACGTTCCCGATCTCGCCGACGCCCAGAAACAGGGGCCGGCGATCCAGTCGCTCGTCCAATATGCGATCAGCCAAGGCATTCCCGAATACGTCTTCACCGATCCCGAGATCGCAAAGGGCGTCACTTCGGCTCAGCTCCACCTCACGTGGAAGGCTCAGCAATACGACAAGATGAAGGCGGCACAAGGCAAGGTTGCCCCCAAGGCAGCCAAGCCGTCAGCCCCGCCAGTGCGTCCAGGCGTAGCCACGTCGAAGAGCGCGGTTGAGGCAGCGAGCAGGAAGAAAGTTCTGGAGAGGTTGTCCCGCGACGG